AAGACCTTCACTGTTTTTCCCTTGGGCCCAGCCAGGTACCAAGCCTTGGTCGAGGCGTCGTTCAGCCGGGCCTCGTAGATGCGCCTCAGCACGTCGCCAGCATAGATGTTCGCAAGATTAGGCTTGTTCTCCTGTCCCCCGATTCTCTCGGTCTTGAAGAACTGTTCCCCCGTGCCCATGAGCGAAACCGGAGCCAGGAGGAAGGTCGGCCGGATATTCAGTCGGGCTTTCCCGGAAAGATCCTTCTGGGAACTCATGGCCAAAAACCCCGCGTCCAACGGCTCCACGTCCAGGGCGGTCCCGGCCGGGGCCAGGTTGGCATGCCCGGCATGGAAGAGCGGCTTGCCATCCCCCATGGCCGCGTTGGCCGCGAGTACGGCGTAAGGCAGGTCCCCTACCTTGCGCGCGGCCGCCTCGCCCATCTTGCGCGGAGTCTCGGTGATCAACCCGAGGTCGTCATTGATGATCGCCTGCCGGGTGATCACAAAAAGCTTGCCATAGGTGGCGAGCTTCACGGTCTCCTTGACATCTTCAAGGCTGCCGTAGCTGTATTCGCCGCCCTCGGGCACTTCCTCCAAATCGTCGAACTCCCCGGCCCGGGCCAGAGTCGCAGGCTTGAAGTCGCCCAGGCTGCCGTCCGCGCACCATTCGCCCCAGGTTTCCCCGGCCAGTTCAAAGCCCTCCAGCAGGCTCTTGTTGGCCACGTCCGCCAGAATGTTCGGCAGGTCCGAGCTGGTCAGGGCCCGGCCCACCAGCTCCAGCACGTTGCCCGGCGCGCGCTGGCCCGAGCGGACAAGGCATTCGCGGGCCAACTCCCGCAGACTCAAGGACATCATCTCCCGTGCGCCCTCGGCCGGTGCCCCGTCCGAAGCGAAGCTCCCGCCCCCGCGCAGCCGCAGAGCGTCCTTGGCGGCGGCCCGAAACTTGTCCGCCTCGGCCGCGCCCATCTCCACGCGGAACCCCGGTACGTTCCGTGTTCCGTCTCCGCTGCACGCCGCCAACCGCTCCAGGACTCTGCGTTGGGCCTGGTCCACGCCGGTCCCGTCCGCCACCAGCCCCGGGACCAAATCCTCGCAGCCGTGCCGCGCGCAAAGCGCCTGGATCTCGGCCACCCTGGCCCGCTCTTCAGCCACAGCCTCGCGCGCAGCAAGTACAGCCGCGTCTCCCCCAGCAGCGCTGGTCTGCACCCTCGGTGCAAAACCAGACGCAGAATCCAAATGCAAAGCCGATCCGGATTGCGGCAAACTCCGGTCCGCGACCCCATCCGTTTCCAGGTCCGTTTCCGATGCGCCGCCCTGGTCTTCAATATTTCCGCTGTCCGGCCCAGCTCCGGCCCGCCGCTCCAATTCAGCACGGACGGCATCCGCATCCGCGTTCTCGGGCAGGCCCAGTTTTTCGCGCATTCTGCGCAGCCATTTTTCCATGCCATCCTCCTTGGTTGCGCTCCGGTCCGTTCCGGCCCGCGCCTTGGCCGAGGCGTCCGCGCCCACAGCGCAGGCCGACACCTCGTGCAGTTCCCATTCCACGCCCACAATGCACGGCCCTGTAAAGCTCCGGCCTTCGTGGACCACGTTTTCGCCTTCCCGCGCCTTGAGATACGTGCGCACCCGGTAGCCAATGGAATAGTCCGTGAGATGCCCTTCCCGGGTCTTGGTAAAGGCCTTGTCCGCCTCCTCCACACTGGAGTAAAAAGCCCGGCCCAACAGCCGGTCCCCGGCCACACGCAGCCCACGCACCGAACCGAACACCGAATTCGTTTCCCAGGCGTTGTGCGTATCCAGCAAGGGCACCTGTTCCACTTCGCGCAAGCCGGACATAAGTAAAATCTCCGGCACCCGGCCCAACTCCCAGTCCCAAACCATGACCGGAGCCTCGCTGGCCGCCACGATTTCCACGCTGCGCGCGGCCTCGTCCAAACTGGCCGGGCGGCCCGCTTCGTCCAGGCGCAGGCGTGCGGCCCGCGTGCGCATGCCCTCGTCCTGCGACTTTCGCGCTCTCGTCATGTGCGCCCCTCCGCTTTTTCGCCGTTCCCGTCGTCTGCGTCGTTTTCGTCGTTCTCGCCCGCCACGGCCGCCGGATTATTTGCCAACGCCGTGGAAACCGTCCCGATCTCTGCTCCGGCCCCGTCCAGTCCGTGCTCCCGCTGCATCCGCCGCCAGTCCGCCAGCTCAGCCAAAACCCGTTCCGGATCCCCGCCCCGCTCCAGAATGACTTCCTGAGGCGAGCGCAGCCCGGCATTGATGGCCTCCGCCGCGGCCTTGAACTCGCGCAGCGGATCAACGGGCTTCATGCCCGGCGGGATCCAGAGCCCCCGGCGGTAGCGCCAGGGTTCAGACCAGTAGCCCGGCAGCCGTAGCCGACCTCGCAGCACGGCCTCGTCCAAAAAATGCCGAAACACGGGCTGATAAAATTGGCTGATGTGCCGCCGCTGATCCGGGGCCAGGGCCTGGGCAAAGTCGTTTCGGATCACGCGCAGTGTGGAATAATTCAGGCCCGAGGTGTCGCCCGAGAGAATCTCGTAGGGCAGGTCCACGGTGATGGCCACGAGCCGAAGGATAAAGCGTGTAAAGCTCTGGAAGTTTTCGCCTCCACGCTGGTGGCTTTTGATCTCGATGTCCTCGCCCGGTTCCAGGTATTCGAGGATGGCGTTTTCCATGTTCTCGATGGAGCGGCCCTCCTCGTCCTGGCCTGTAATGCGCTCACGCTGGTACCCGGCCGCGTCCGGGGTCTTGACCACGGCCAGCCATTTGCTGGCCAGTTTGGCCGCGTCGATCTCCGCGTCCATGGTCATGCCCAGATCCCGAGCCAGAAGCAGGGCCGGGGCAAACGGCGTGATCCCACGCAGTTGCCCTACGCGCAGCCGATTCAGGCCGAACACGGCCCGCTCCGCAGGCACCCGAAACACGCGCCGGGCATAGCCGTCCTCCAACAGGTGAAAGGCCGCAATCGCCCCGGTGCGGCGGTCATACTCCACACCGTCGTGCACCTCGTTGCCGTTCTCGGCACGGGCGTGCAGCGCGGTCAGACGTTCGGATTCATAAAAGGCCAGGCCAAAAGGCAGCAACGCGTCGCGCCGGTCCCTGCGTTCCTGAAACACTGCGAGAAATTCGCCCTGTTCACAGTCCTGCCGCCTGGCCAGGGCCGCCAGTTCATGCAGGGAAAGCCGCAACGCAGGCGATCCCGCCGCGTCTGCCTCCTCGCAGAACACGCGCCAAGCCTCCTCGATGGCGGCCCGGGCCCGCTTGTCCGGGCTTCCGTCCGGCAGGGCCGCGTGGCTCTGAAACTGAAAGCCCGTGCCCACCGTGTATTTCACAAGGCTGTTCACGGCCCGGGCAAAAGGCGGGAAGTCACGCACCAGCTGGCGCATGCGTGAGCGCACCAGGGGCGAGGCCTGGGAGACCAACATGTTGATATTTTGATTTGCAGGGAACCAATCCCCCACAAGCCGCCCGGTCTGGGCAGCGGCGTAGCGCAGCCGCTCCGCAGGGCTGGTCCGCTGCTGCTCGCGGTCCGCGTCAGGGGCCGGGCCGCCCCGCAGAAATCCGAAGAGCCGCCTCACCACTTCCCGCCCCCCTGGGCCGCATAGGTGCGGCGCACGGGCCGGTCCGTTTCCGCGGCAGCACGGCGCTCCACGTATTCAAGCATTTCCCGGAACTCGGCAAAATCCCGGTAGGTGATGGTGGTCTCACCGCAGGTATAGGATTTCTGGACATGCGCGCCCCGGGCAAAATCGTCCAGGAGTTGCGTCCGCAAGGCGGTCCAGGTGGTGAAACTTGCGGCCATGCCCGCTCCGTACGGCTGAGGTTCAGTCTACGGAACGAACATACCCCCGTTTTTTGGGCACTTCGGAAATTTTCGGGAATTTGGGCTTATATTGGGATGGACAGGGTGTGGTTTCGGATCATTTCGGATCTTTGGGCTTGACATCAATCAAGTTCAATTCATTTTAGCTTATTTTTGATCGATAAATACATTCGAGCTTTTCGCAACAAAAAACAAACGCTATCATAATAACTGAGCAATATCGGACAGACATCCCAATTCCAAATCCAAGTAACCAGCAGCTTCGACACCTTCCATATGTATCCAAATAAAACGATATTCTTGTTGATACGCAAATTTAAAATCTTTATACATAGCCGTGTCAATTTGTTGATTTGGGGGGCAGTCATACGGATCATAGTATTGCACAGGACAATGAAAATCATACCAATTGTCTAGTATTTTATTGATAGCATTATTTAAACGATTAGAAAATTTAGCAACATCATTGATAACAACACATGCACCGCCACATTCATTTTTCAATTCAGAGACAAAATTGCATGAAGTGCAATATGTGTAATAGTCATGCATAGATGTTAAACGCTCAAAATTCCCAAGAACAGGAATCTCATTGCCGCTTTGTGTTGTGATCTTAATTTTATCACCCGACCAGAAAACCGACTTGTTTAACTCATCGTCCGCTCTTGCTTTGTCTCCTTCAAGTTCACTATATTTTGAGGCGGGCCAAATCCGTAATCCACCTCTCTCCACCAAAGAGATTGCATGTTGTTGTTTGCAGTTTCGAAAAATAACATCCGTTCCGTTAAGTGTTCTGGGGCGTAGCGGAGCATCAACATGCTCGTTGCATACAACACCTGCGGGAGGCTCTACCGGCAATGGTTCTCCCCTGAGAAAAAATTCATACCGTGTTTGGTGTTCTTTCATGAACCAATACCAAGAGCTTAACGTGGATTGTCGAGGGATAACATCCCGTTCTTTACTTGATAGGCATGTAAGATTTCTCAACAGAGCTCGATACCTTTCTGAAAGTGTCTCAATGTCAACACGTTCTAAGTACCTATTAGCCTCATAAAAAAAACTCCCAAAATTCTGGTTCATATCCACACAAATTATCTTTGCATGACTTTATCGCATTCAAAGTTGGAAAATTTGTTGGAAGCAAAAGCGAATTTATTTTTTGCATATTATTCCCTGCAACCAATATCAGTGACCCCGCTGATTTGCTCCTTTCACTTCGGAACACCGAAGTACCTGCACTCGCCACTCATCTATCAATAATTTATCCGACTCCCAAATACCACCAATTTTCTTTGCCGGAAACCCCTCATCCCGGATCAACTTGAGCACGGTGGCGTCGCTGCGCCGCACGTACTCGCAAATCTCGGCCATGCCCACCAACGCGGTCTCGCTCACCATCGCCGTCCCCCTGCTCGTTTTTCGCCCGTCTTGTGCTGCCGCCCCGTCGGCTTAGCCTTGTCCCGCAGGATCATGCCCTGCAAGCTCGGGGTCCAGGAGCCATCCGCGCAGGCATGGGCCAGCACCGTGGCGTCCAGGTAGTGGTTGTTCCTATGCAGTCGCTCCCAGCGCAGCTTGCCGTCCCGCCCCCGCACCAGCCGCTCCGCCGTGAGTTGTTCCAGGTAGTCCGCCAGGTCCTCCTCGGGTGCATCATAGAGCCGCGCAGGCTGGCGTGCCTCCGGCGTCAGCCGCCCAAAAAGCAGCGACTTAAAGTAGCCCACGTCCAGCAGGTAGAGCGTCAGCCCGCCCATGATCGGCCTCTTGGACTTGGGCATCTTGTCGATGACGGTCCAGCGCACCGGGGTCTGGCTCGGCCGCGAGAGCCCCTTGGTGCCGTGCAATCGGTAGCCATGGTGTGTGCGCAAAAACTGGTAGGCCTCCTCGGTGCGCGTGAGCACGCCCGGGTCGGTCCGGCCGCCCCCCGTGTCCAGGGCCGTGCGCCAGATGGGCAGTTCCCCGCCGCCCTCGCGCGGGTAGCAGGTCTCCGCGGCCAGGGAAAGTACGTCCTCCCAATCGCGCAATCTGCCGTAGTCCACCAGCCAGGAGCGCAGTCCTTCGGCCCAGGCCCAGACCGTGAAGTAGAAGCTGCGCTTTTGCATGTCGATGCCGCAGGTCAGGGCTACAGCCTCGCGCGGCACGGTGCGCGGGGCCAGGTCCGGCTCGCGTAGCTCCAAAAGTTCGCTCTGCTCCGGCGCGACCTCGGCCGCCAGATACGGCTCGGCCCAGTAGCCGTTGGCGTAGGCCTGCTTCTCGTCGGGCGAGTCCGAGGCCTCGGCCGCTGTCTGGGCTGCCAAAATCTCGGAAAGGCTCACCGTGCGCGAGAGGATCGCAGGCAGGTGGAAGCCCACCCGGCCGGGCCGGGCCACGGGTTCGGTTGCGGCCCAGCGCCCGTAGGACACGGCCACGTCGCGCACATGGTCGCTCCAGAGGTAGCCGCAATGCGCGCACTTGTAGCGCCCGAGCCTGCGCCGCCGAATTTCAGTAGGGCTCTCGCATTTCTCCGTACAAATAAGCCCGGGTTCCTCCAGAACCTGGAAGGTCATGCAGGCCGGGCAGCGCGCCTCAAAGCGCCGCAACTCGTCCACGCCCTCGCGCACGGCCTGGACAATGGAGCAGTCCTCCCCGCCCACGGGCTTGGACACACGCAAAATCTTGCGCTTGTGCGCGTAAGAACGGGTCCGCTCCACAAAATCGAGCACAGGCACACCCTGCCCCGCGATCTGCCGGTAGAGGGCCTCCTCGTCCAGAAAGAGGTCCTGCACGGAAATGGAGGCACGCTGTGCCGGGCTTTGCGCGCTGGAAAGATACAAGGCCGTGCCGTCGCGGAAACGAATCTGCGAGGCCGTGGCCCGGCCCAGCAGGGCGCGTATCGGTGGGCAGGCCCGAAACAGTGGCCGGAGCTTGCCTTTGCCCACCCGGTCCAAGGTATCGTCGTCCGGCATAGCCAACATGCGCGGCCCCGGGCGCATCTCCACCCCAAAGGCCAGACAAGCGTACATGGCCAGGGTCTTACCGGTCTGGGGCGCACCGCACACCACCACCTCCTCTGTCCACGGCTCGCCCCAGCAATCCATAATTCCCGCAAGGTATGGATTCACGTCCAGCCGGAAGCGCCCGCCAGAAAACGGCCCGTCCGGCACCACAAGATTGTCCGCAGCCCAGCGCGAAACCGGAACGCGCGGACGGCGGCGGAACACATGCCGCTCACCCGGAGTGAAGCGAAAGCTCCGGTTCATGCCCCAGTCTCCGGCCCGCTGGCAAATTCCGAATCCCGGTCAGGCCCGATCTCCGTCTGCGTTTGGTCTGGCCCAAAACCCCCAGCGCTCAGCTCCGCGTCCGCCACGCCGAACTCCCGGTCCCCGCTCCAGGCATCCATCCATTCCGCGGTCTTTTCCTCCCACCAATTCACCAGCTCCGGAAAGCGGGCCTCGTCCCCGCGTAGTAGTAAAATCAAGTCCGCGCCCGCGCGGTGGATAAAGCCTTCCACCTCGGACTTGAAGAACTGCGCCCTAGCCGCCAGAGCCTCCTCGTGCTCCGCGCGCGGCATGAGCAGGCCTTGCTCCTTCTGGAGCTTGAGGCGCATGCGCTCTGCCTGCACGGCCTTGAGGTCCGCATCCGCAGCGATCTTCTGGGTTGCGGCTTGGTTCCCGGCCCGGTCCTCGGCCCGGGCCAGCGGGGTCAGGTGCGTGGCCGCATAGGCCAGCAGCGCCCCAGCCTCAAACACGCCTTCTCCACCAGGGGCCACGCGCCCGCTCCGCACGTCCTTACTGAACTTGCTCTTGCCCACCTTAAAGCCCTGAGCCGTGAGAAAATCCACGGCCTCCAGCTGGGTCTTGAAGGTCCGCCCGGTTTGCTGCGGAGCCTGCAACCGCGAGGCCTCGGTCTCCACAACTACGCGTGCACGATTAAAGGCGTTAATATTCTCCTGCGAAGGATTGTCCTTCATGCGCCGTTTGGCCTCCTCTTTGGCCCTCAGGAGGAAGGCCAAGTCGTTTTCCGCACTCCTTTCTGCCAGCGCCAGAAGATTCTGCTCAGACATGAGGCACCTCCTCAGCGCACAGCTCGGAGCTCCCCGGGGCAATCGTTCCTCGTCGCAGAACGGCCTGCCTTCCGGAATATTCCTCCCAGCGACGCACGATGACGTCGGCAAAATGCGGATCAAGTTCCATAATGTCGCAACGCCGTCCCAGGCGCTCACAGGCCATGAGCGTGGTGCCCGAGCCTCCGCATGGATCGTAGACCAATCCGCCGCGCGGGCTACTATTGACCACCTGACGCTCCACCAGGGCAACGGGTTTCATCGTCGGGTGCAATTCCGAACGCTGCGGCTTAGGTACACTGACGACGGTCCCTGCAAGTTCTTCTATCAGCAAATCCCGTCCCGTGATCCGCAACAAAGCATCCCCAGTGGCAAGCTGCCATTCGTTCTCCCCCACCTGGAACACGGCATCGCCCGTAAAATGCTCCAACAACGTAGTCTGCTTGCGGTCGCCATACCAGTGATGACGGGCAGTTGGCTTCCAGCCGTAAAGAATAGGCTCATGCTGCCAGTGATAGTCGCCGCGTCCGAGCACCATCTGCTGCTTACGCCAGATCAGGCAGGAAGAAAGCCGGAATCCGATCCGGACAAAGGCCAGCCGAAACGCCAAACCGCTCCCCGCCTCGGAGTGCGCCACATAAATGGCACCCCCGTCCGCCAAAACCTCCCAGCACTGTCCAAACAAGGCATCCAAAAAACAGTCAAATGACGTATCGCTCATGCTGTCGTTACGAATCGTTCCGGCCTTGCCTCGGTAGTCCACGTTATACGGAGGGTCGGTCCAGACCATGTCCGCACGTTCGCCGTCCAAAAGCATGGCCACATCCGCTTCCTGCGTAGCATCCCCACAGAGCAGTCGGTGCCGCCCCAATTGCCAAAGATCCCCTGACCGACTGACCGGCTCTTCGGGAACAGGCGGGATATCGTCAGGATCCCC